CTCGTAAAGTACAATGGTGTGACCAAGAAAACAATACTGTATGGACTCCTGCCGCCACCAACCAAGCGGGTGATTTTGAGCTAACAACTATTGGCTCTTTGCAGTGTTCTAAGCGGATTCGTGGTACTACCATCTTGTTTACAGATGTGGATGTCCATACTGCCACTTACATTGGCCCACCCTTTATTTACAGTTTTGAGCGTGTTGGTACAGGTTGTGGAGTTATTTCTAAGCAAGCAGTAGCCGCTACTGACAATGCTTGTATTTGGATGTCTGGATCAGGATTCTGGATATACGATGGTTTTGTTAAACCTTTGCCATCAGATGTCTCTGACTTTGTTTTTAGCAACCTGAACACTACCCAAGCATCTAAGATTTATTGCGTCCATAACTCAGCATTTGGTGAGATTTGGTGGTATTACCCAAGCGTGTCTACCAACGAGGTAGATTCCTATGTGACCTATAACTATCGTGAGAATCACTGGGCTATTGGCACTTTGGATCGTACTTGCGGTACAGACAGAGGTATTTTCAGCAATCCTATTCTGGTTTCTTCAGATGGATATGTCTACGAGCATGAAGTTGGAAACAACTATGACTCCCAGACATTGTTTGCTGAGTCAGGACCAATAGAATTAGGTAATGGCGACAGGGTAATGACCCTGACAGGATTAGTTCCTGATGAAAAGACTGCAGGTGATGTTAGGGCTAGTTTTAGTACTAAGTTCTACCCAAATACTACTAAATATACACATGGGCCATATACCTTGTCTTCTCCTACATCAGTTCGTTTAACTGGTAGACAGATTGCAGTAAAGATTGAAGGTGTTGCTTTAACAGATTGGCGAGTTGGTGTTATCAGATTTGATGGGAAACCTGGCAGTTTGAGATGATTGACTACGATAAATATAAAGTAGATGGTGAACTACCACTATGGGCTGTATATTTTAAAAAAGTAGAGAAAATTTTAGAACCTGCTTTAGAATACGATAATACGCATAATATGCAAGATGTAGCCGACTGTATTGACAGTAGTACGATGCAATTATGGACAAGTGATAACAGCGCAGTAGTCACTCAAGTGCAGATATTCCCAAGAATGAGGGTATTGCACATATTTTTAGCGGCAGGTGATCTAGCAGATCTAGAAACTATCACCCCCCGTATTCAGAAGTTCGCTGAAGACATGGGATGCCAAAAAATCACCCTGACAGGACGTAGGGGTTGGTCAAGAACTTTTGTATCTAAATTTAACATGAAGCCAACACATTATTGGCTTTCTACGGAGGTGTAATTATGTCTGGTGGTTCTAGTCAACAAACAGCGCAGCTTGATCCTGCATTGCGTGATGCTTACTTGCAAAATGTGCAAACATCCAGAGATGTTGCAGGAGAATTAGCTCCTCGCCAGTTTGCTGGATACAACCCAGATCAAGCACGTGCAGCTCAGTTAACCAGAGACTTTGCTAATCCAAATAATGCCATATTCCAAGGTATTGGTGCTTCATTTGATGTCGCTAACAGAGCGGCAAACTATCAGCCTCAAAATGTCCAAGCACAGCAATTTGGTGGCGCTCAAGTAGCTCCATCTGCTATGGCGGCTCAGACAGGCTATAACCCTGCTACGGCTCAATCAGCTTCTGCTGGACCTGCTACACAAGCACAAGCCACTGGTTATCAGTCTCTTGGTTTTACTGGTCAACAGGCAGGTCCTGCCGCTACTGCTAGGGGTCAAGGTTATACCTCATTAGGATTTACTGGTCAACAAGCAGGTCCTTCAGCACAGGCTCTTGCCGCTCAAATGAATAGAGATACTGTTCGTGAAGTTGGTGCGGCAGGTGTTTCTGGTCAACAAGTAGCCTCTACTGCTTTGGGTCAGATTGCTCCACAAGCTCGTCAGAATATTCGTGATGTACAGGCAGGTTCATTCTTAAACCAGAATGTTCAGCAGTACATGAATCCTTATACTGAAGAAGTCACAAATCAATCTTTAAGAGATCTAGAGCGTTCTAGACAATTGCAACAACAACAGACTGCGGCTAGTGCTACTGCCGCTAGAGCCTTTGGTGGATCACGCCAAGGTGTTGCTGAAGCAGAGACTAATCGAGCCTTTGGTGAGAATGCCGCTCGTTTGGTTGCCCAACAAAACGCTGCCGCTTACCAAGCCGCTCAACAAGCTTCTGAGGCTGATTTGTCTAGAGCTATGCAAGCTCAACAACTTAATCAAGCACAAGATGCCGCCACTACCCAACAGGCTTTGGCTCTGTCTGGTCAGTTTGGTTTGGCTAATCAAGATGCAAGTCTTCGTGCGGCACTGGCTAATCAAGGTGTTGATGTCAGCACTGGTCAAGCTAATATGCAAGCTCAACAGCAAGCTAATCTGGCTAACCAAGCGGCTCAGAATCAGATGGCACAATTCAATGTTGGTAATCTCCAACAAGCAGGATTGGCCTCTCAAGCTGCGGCTAATCAGGCGGCTCAGTTTGGCGCTCAAGCAGGTAATGTCGCAGACTTGTCAAACCAAGCGGCACAGAACCAAATGGCTCAGTTTAATGCCCAACAACTTCAGCAAGCAGGTTTGTCAACTCAGGCCGCTGCCAACCAAGCCGCTCAGTTTGGTGCTGGCGCTCAAAACACTATTGCCGCACAGAACGCTGCCGCTCAGAACCAAATGGCTCAGTTTAATGCGGGTAATCAACAAGCAACCAACTTGGCAAACATGGGTGCTTTGAATCAAGCGGGTCAGTTTGGTGCTTCTGCATTTAATCAGGCAGGTTTGGCTAACCAAGCGGCAATTAATGCGGCTAATGCTCAACAAGCAGGTTTGACACAACAAGCAGGTTTAGCTAATCAGCAGAACTTCTTGCAAGCAAACTTGGCTAACCAACAAGCAGGTTTAGCGGGTAATCAGCAGAACTTAGCTGCCGCAGGTCAGATGGCAGGTATTGCTCAAAATGCTCAACAGATGGGCTTCCAAGGCGCTCAGAACTTGGCGGCTCAAGGTCAATTCCAACAGCAGTACACACAACAGCAATTGGATGCAATCCGCAATCTGCCTTTGGAACAACAACAGATTATCAATCAGGCGTTGGGACTCAACATTGGTGGTGGATCTGGAATGCAAACAACTTCTGGTTCACGCCAAGGTTTGCTTGGTGTGCTTGGTCTTTAAGGAGTTTATATGGCTTTCAATTTTGGTTTGCTGTCTGATGCGGCACTTACTGGTCTTAGTGATACTGAGAAAGAAAGTTTGCAAAAGCAAGCTACAACTCAGTTCTTGCTAGGCTCTTTGTTAAGCAATGATCCTGCAATGGGCTTAAGGTCTGCTATGTCTGTACCTGATCAGTACATTAGTGGTCAAAAAGCTATTTCTGAGATGAAAGAGAGACAACGTCAGCGTGGTGAAGTTGGTAGTTTCTTAGAGCAATATGCTCCAACTCCATCTCAAGCAGGTCAACGAGCATTAGCGGCAGGAGGCCGTGGTCCTACTGTTGCCGCAGGTCAAAACCAAATAGACATTTTGAATGCACCTATTGATTTCAACAGAGCATTGTCAGACTCATTACGCTTGTCTGGTAATCCTGCACAACCACAAATTCGTGAAACATTGAAAGCAATGCAACCGACATTTGTTGATGGTTTGCGTGTTGACAACCAAGGAAATATTATTGGTTCTTTGCCACAACAAAGAGATTTAATTCAAACTCAATACAACAGTAGAACTGGTCAATTTGAAGCTAAACCAGTTGCAGGAGCATTACAAGCAAAAGTTGGTACTACATTGCCTGAAGTGCCAGTAGGAGCGCAACTAAGTTTTAATGATGCAGGATTAATGCAAACAAATCTGTTGCCTGGTATGCGCTCAGTTACTCAACAGTTAGGTTTTGACAAGCGATTTGGAGAAGGACAAGCTTCTTTACAAACAACACCTACAAATGTAGTTGACATACCGACTGGCAGACAAAAGCGAGTTACTGAAGCTGAAGCTTTAGGAATGCCAACTGCTTTATCTCCTGCAGAACAAATAGGATACGAGGCATACAAGCCAATTAGAGATGATGCTTTTAAGAAGTATCAGGCTGCATCAAGTTCTGATACCAGTTTGCAAAATATGCAAAACATATTAAATCGTGGAGCATTTAAACCAGGAAAGTTTGCAGAATTTAAAGCTGAAGCCGCTTCAATTGCAACAGGTTTAGGTATTGGTGGTACTGCTGCAAAAAATATGGCAACTGATGCACCTTTATTGTTGCAAACTTTTGCTGATACTGTTTCTACAAATATTCAAGATATGTCTGGTGCAATATCTAACGCAGACGTTATTTTCCAGAAACAACGTGGACCTCAAATTACAAATCCAGAAGAGGCACTTCAATATTACATTGATTTAAAGCAAGTGCTTAATAAACGAAGTAAAGATTATTACAACTATGTCAGTAAGAATCCTGTTCCTGATGTAATTGAAAAATGGTCGCAAACACCTCAAGGTAGTGCTTCACTTTTTGAAGATCCTAAATTGCGTAAATATTTGCCTAAGTTTCCAGTTACTCAAGGTCCTGATAAGGGAAAAACAGCGTATCGTTTACCTACTGGCAGCATTGTGTTGTTTGACTGATGGCTACCAAAGATCAAGTTTACGAATTTGCTAGGCAAGAAGCCGAAAGGCAAGGCGTTCCTTTTTCTTTGGTTCAAAAGATTGTAGAAACTGAGTCTGGTGGTTCGTTTAATGCAATAGGACCAAAAACAAGGTTCAATGATCGTGCCTATGGACCTATGCAGTTAATGAGTGCAACTGCTAAAGATCTTGGTGTTAATCGAATGGATTGGAAAGATAACATCCGAGGTGGTGTTAAATATCTAGGCCAGTTAACACAAAGATTTCAAGATCCTACATTGGTTGCTGCCGCTTATAACGCAGGGCCTGGCAATGTTGAGAAGTATGGTGGTGTTCCTCCATTCAAAGAAACGCAAAACTACGTTCAGAAAGTTGTGGGTACAAATATGGCTACATATCGTGTAATTGATCCTTCTATGATTGGTCAACCAACAGAACAGCAAACTCCTAAAATTGATTTAACGGGGATGGCTAATCCCGATCAACAACAAAGTGCTAACTTTCGTGCTATTGATCCATCAATGGTTGGTCAGCAAATTGTTGATAGGCCGCCTGTAAGACAGAATCAAGACTCTGTTGCCCGTCAGGTAGGCTTAACTGCTCGCTATGGCTTAGAGGGCATTGGTCAGGTTGCTGACATTGTTGGTACACCTTTGAATATGTTAATTAACAGGGCTACTGGTAGTCAACTTGGTACGCCAAGTCAATCAATGTCAAACATTGCAACCATGCTTGGTTTGCCACAACCACAAACTGGTTTTGAGCGTGGCATTGGTAATGTGACCCGTGCGGTAGCAGGTATCCCTGCAACTGGTGGTCTTGGTGGCATATTGCAACAATCTGGAAGAGCGACTACTCAAGCGGTTGGTCAGGGTTTAGCGGCTCAACCTGTTGCTCAGATGGCTAGTGCTACAGCAGGTACTGGTGCGGCTGAAATTGCCCGTAACCAATTTGATATTCAAAATCCATTAGCATTGCTTGGTATCAACTTAGCAGCAGGTTTACCTGCGGGTGCTGTTGCAGCTCGTGCAGGAAATACTAATCCATTCAATGTAAACCCTTATGCTGGCACACGTTATCGTGACCCAGTAACTGGTCAATTGATTGAGTCTGCTGCTCAACGTGGTGTTAATATTGATATTGGCGATGTTGGTGGACCAGGCTCTAATTTGTTGCGTAAAGCTCGTCAATTTGGAGATACAACACAAGATGCAAATCAAGTTAAATCTGCTCAAGTAAGAGCTTTAATTGAAAGAGTTACTGAACAAGCCAAGCCATCTTCTGTTGTTAAAGAAGGTGGTGAAAAACTAGTTATTGCTAAGGATTTGAGAACTCAATATCGCAATGCTAAAGATGCTGTTTCTCCAATATTTGATCGTGCTGAAAAGTTGGCAGGAAATACTCAAATTCCTTTGCCAAACACAAACAATGCAACACTTGAGGTTTTAGATAAGTTTCCAGCAGTTGCAGATAACGCATTCATTACCAAGCTTGTTCAACGTGCAGACAATCTTACTCAAGCTGGTGGTGGAACGTATAAAGAATTAAGAACTTTACAAAAATCAGTAGGCTCTGAACTAAACCGAGTACAAAAAGCTCCTGCTACCTATGGAGAAGAGCAAATAGCGGCTTTATCTAAGTTATACGGAGGTCTTGCAGATGATGTAGATGCTTGGGCGGCTCCTAGAACTATCAATAACAAGCCAGTTTACACACGTGCTGGCGCTGAACACGCTCGTGCAATGGAGCAGTTTAGGAATACTGTTGTTCCTTTCAGACAAGATCAAGACATTTATAGAATTGTTTCTAGCAAAACACCTGCAAACGAAATTGACAAGATTGCACAAAGTTTCAGTTTGACAGGAAATCCTGCTACTGCTGAATTGGCAGTTAATTTGATGTCTGACACTGGTAGACAAGCGGCTCAATATTCAATCCTTAACCAAGCCCGTAGTGCTGCAATAAATGAAGATGCAGCTGCTATGTTGTCATCTCCTGCTTTTACAAGAACATTGAATTTAGGCAGGTCAGAACTACCATCTGCTCAACGTATGGTTATGGGTCAATCACCAGAAGTTATGGGTGAAGTAGGTTTGTTGCGTAGTATTGTTGATGCAACCCGTGGTGCTGTAACTCCTAAAGTTGCTCCACAAACTGGCGCTTTGACTGTTCCTTTGATGACAACAGGAATGGGGGCTGGTGCTGGTGCAGGAGCGGCTACATCACTAGGATTTGATCCAACAATAGGAGCAATGGCTGGTGTCACATTAGTTCCACCAATGGCCAATAGACTTGGAAATATTTTAAGCAGTCCTGGTGGCACTAGATTCTTGCTTGGTGAGCAACTTCAAGGCGCTGGCGGTATGGGTACAGCAATGGGTCAGGCGATGACAGAAGCAGTGACAAACCCTGATGAATTTATACCCCAAAAGCCTATTCGTGGTCTTATGGACTTTTTTAGGAATTAAATGAAAGACTGGCTGCTTGCATTCATTGCGGCAGTCAGTATGGTTGCCCTTGTCATTTGGTGTTTATCCATAATAACTTGGGCTTGGATATGATTAGTTTTTTACTGGCTGTATCT